CTGGCCCACAAACAAGCAGTCAGCGGCAGAACGTGTGAACGCTGCTTCACGTTTTATCATCTACGCTGCGTGCTTTATCTATTTAATTCGCCGGGATCCTCGGATCTTCGTTTTAGCCGCGACGGTACTGGGTGTCTTGTATGTCATGTACAACTCGGACATGGTCAAGGAGGGGACTGCTCGTCCTACGATGGTCACGGAAGATTCCGATCCTAACTGTCAGTTACCGACGGATGACAATCCTATGGGTAACATGTTGTTGTCGGATTTCGTGGATCGCCCAGATCGCCCTTCGGCTTGTTATCATTCCTCCGTTAGAAACGGTATCAGTGATTCTCTCGAGAGGCGTACCAAGTACGCCCCTGGTCGTTCCAGGACAGCTCTCCCCGAGTACCAAGCCAATGCGATGGCCAGGCAGTTTGTTTCGAATCCCGTGACGACTGCTGCAGGTGACCAGACTGGCTTCGCGGAGTGGTGCTATGGCAAGAAGATGGCACCCATGTGCAAGACGGATGGAACTTTCTGTAGCCCTAATGCTCGTGGTGTTCAACTCGAAGCTTTCGGGGGTTTGGATCCCAGTGGCAAGAGAACAGGTATGCATAGAGGTTCCGGTTTAAGGACTGGGCATTCAGCTTAATTTTCTCACGTAATAATAAATGGCGTATCAGCTCCAACCAGGTCTGAATCTGGTCAATGGTGGTGGTGTTCCCACTAACAAGGCGACCGATGATGTCTTCGTGTACCCACAACCCAGTGCCCTGAATTATTGCTGCCGTCCCTCGACGATGGTGTTCGGGACTGCCCCTTACATGGCGGGCAAAGGATCTCCAGCTCAACACATCGAGGTGAGTGACCAACTTCGTCCCCAAGCGACGACTCGTTTCAACAAGGTTGTCGTCAAGCCTCATGAAAGCGGGTTCTTCCCTCTCAATGATGTAGCGTGCAAGGTACCCCTTCGTACCCGTACCTACGAGCCACTCAGTACACGTGCCCACATCCAGAACAGTATGTTTAACCAGAGATATTTACCCCAATAAAAATGTTATCATCAAGTAAGAATGGCAGACCCCGTGTCCGTATTGGCTGTCGCCGGTCTCATTTATGCCGGTCGTAAACTGAGTGAAGTTCCAGAGCAACCCAAAAAGGTTGTGGAGAAGGAGCCAGAATTGTATGATACCGAATACGAAGAAATTGAATTCTCTGACCCATTTACGGATCGTAAATCTGAGGTTGATTCCTTCTCGGTTATCGCTCCACAAAATAGGACCGGTGGTCAAGAACTTCTCGACATGCGTGGTCGTCTCTATGATCAGGGTCGAATGAACAATCTTTCCCCAGTCGAAAAGAAGCTCGTCGGCCCAGGTCTTGGTGTCGGTGCCGATGTCGAGTCGGCCGGTGGTTACCAGCAGGTTTTCCGAGTGAATCCCGTCAACACAGGTGCGTACCGCCTTACTACGTTGCCAGGTAGATCTGGTCCCGCCGTCGACACGAAGGGTGGTCGCCGTGCGGAGATTGGTATGGTGAGCCACAATCATCCAGAGAAGACTGCGTACCTCCCCGAGCGTCGCCCTCCCACGTTTGGTCGTGCCCAGGGTATGAGCGGTGTTGTTCCTCGTGCTTCTCACCAGAAGGCGATGCGAACGACTAATCGTTCTCAGACGGGACATCGTGCCGATGGACTCGACAAGACTCCCGGGAAGCGTTTCATCCCCGGACAGACGCTGCCCCAGAACCCCACACGTAACAAGGAGGATATCCATGATGCTCAGTTTATGCACGTGAACAACCCTTCGCCCGGTATCACGAACTTCTATGGTGGCTACATGGTTTCGCCAGCGGCTCGTATGGGTGTCGAAGGAACCAATGGTCAGGCTGGATACAGTGTTGATCAGCAGTTCGCCTTTGGTATTCGCCCCGATGAGCGTCGTGCTAAGCCCAACCGTATGGGTAACCCAGGCCGCATGAACGTCCGTGAGAAACCTGTCAACCAGCATGGTGCCCTGACGACGATCCGTCACGATAAGACACGGATCGATGGACGCACTGGTGCCGCCAACGGTGGATGGACCCAGAACTACCAGATCAATAAATATACCGAGCTCAATCCCTACAAGGGTGCTCCCAACCCCCATGTTATGGGTAACCGTCTAGACTTGGCGAAAAATCAACTTGCGAACAATCCCTTCAGCAAGTCCATTAATTAAATAGAAACACTCATTAAAATTATATACGCAAATTTTAATGGAGGTCCACACCTTAGAAATCGATAGTAGCGAACGCGACTATTCGAAATACCCAGACCCGCACAACTATGTCATCGACTTGAAGAACGAAATCTACGACATCCAGAAGATCACACTGTTGTCCGCTCGTATACCCAATAGTCAGACACTGATCCATACTCATAATAATACGTTTAGTATCGATAGTACGACCGTCAGTTTACCGAATCGTTCTTTCGCAAATGGTGACGACCTCGCGTCGAACATCACCGATCACGTGACCGATCTCACTGTCACCTACGACTCCAACACGAATGCATTGTCCTGGTTAAATGGGAGTAACTCACCCATAGTTCTGGAGTTTGGTGATGGGACAAATGCTCGCTACGGACTGGGTACACTGGACGATGTTTCCAACCTTATCACTTCTGAGTTTACGACACCCCACCAAGTGTTTGGGTTACCACCCCAGAATATAACGATAGCACAGGATACGAGCTATACCGGCGGTAGCATCAACCTCGAAGGTCCGAATGCCATGGTGTTACGTTTAGGAACTGGTTCTGAAACATTCAACAAAGATGTATACGTTCGTGAACCCTTCTACACTGGACAACTTTTATTGGGTGGTTCATTCATCAATCATAGCATCGACGATCCCATAGAACACACATTCTTCTCTGGACCACAAAAAAGTTTGAAACAGTTACGTGTCACCTTCTTCACGATGAGCCAAGGACGACTCATTCCCTACGATTTTAGAAATCAGGAACACGTGCTGAAATTTAAGATCGAATGTAACACTGGAAAGTTCAAAGCCATCTCGAAGCATACAGCTTCAGATGTTGGGGTTTTACCACCGCCTATAAGCATCCCCGAATTGGAGGATCCGTATAGATGGAATCAGCAGTATGTACTGATTGCTATCATCGCATTTTTGGGTATATTCGTCCTAATCATCACTCGTAAGAGAACTTAGCGGGTGATGGCGTACACGGGAGCGACGGGCTTCTTCACGGTGGGGGAGAAGCGAGAGATCACGAGGTACACAACGACCGACAGAAGAGTCGTGAAGAGAGCGGTGAGACCGTAGTGGAGGCCACCGTTCTTCTGGACGCGAACGATCTGGTTGATCGCCCAACGGACAAGGTCGAGCCACGAGATGGCAGCCGCGAAGGAGAAACCCGCGACGACGGAGTTGAGGGACTGGGTCTGGAGTTCCTTGGTGAGTACCTGGACGGTTTCGATGGCAGGGCCGGACATTTATTGTAGGCATAGAAAATTATTCCGGTAATAATTCAACTTCGGTCAGAATCTTTTGATATTTTTGTATGGAGTACCCCTTTGTCACCTGGAAATTTTCTTCGGTATCACAGTCTGAATCTGAGTCGGAACTTGAATCTTCATCGATGATTTTAAATTCATTGCTTGTCCATCCCACCGGGTCCATTACTATTAATAGCATTTTTTAACATCTCTTCTGCCGGACTCTGGGGAATCCAGTCATCCCAATGATCGTAGGCTTCATTAACCTTGATAAATCTAGAATCATCTCCTGAGTACCTGATAAATGGAGGACAATCATCGTCATTCACTTCTTCCAACGAATCGTCATCGTCGTCTTCTTGTTCGTCGTATATTTCTGGAAAAAATGAACCGATATGATCACCAACAGTATTCATCGCACAATACTTTGTAGCGTATTCAACATCTTCTGCTGTCACGGTATCACGACCTGTTGCTTTGCAGTATTCGCAGGCTATGAGCATACTTTTTTCGAGGACGGGTGTCATTATGTCAATCATGGACGTAATGTATTGTTGTTCCATTACGTATTAAATACCATTCGCATCATACCTTTATCTAGTCTAAGTATGTTGTAACTTAAAGCGTAGACGTTAAGTGTTCGGTCATATGTTGTATTTTCAGTCAGGTTGGCTGTGATCAGTTGATTGTTGATGAGGCTAAAGTTTACTTGACCCGTCGGTTGTGCCTGTTCTGGTTCACATGCGAAACTGTAGCTATAGAAACGCCGTATCAATGGTGTCTTGGAATGATGGATCGCTGGTTGAATCGCTTTGAGAAATACAAAGTTACCAGTATCCTTATCAAGAATCGGTGTGTCGTTGAGCGACAGCTCTAAACTTTTAAGATTTTCGTAGAAGATGAGCTTGTTCTCACTTGTGATTCTGTCATTGTCGTAGTCAAAGGGTGACACAAAATCCTCATAACCCTTATTGTTGACCCGCTTTATCACGAAATACAGTTCCTTGACTGGATTCACGAATTGTGTCCTGATCTTGTGGGATTCAATTGATTTTGGCATGATGTAGGTTCCTTGTTGTATCTGTGTGATGACATAGTCTTTCGTGTGTTTTTTTACGAAGGTTCGTTCATAGTCATCAAGAAATGCCATCTCTAGGCAGACTTTACAGTTCTTAATCTGATTGGGAAACAACCTAGAAATTTCTTGATCGACGTTGACGATGATGGTTTCGGATTGTGTGTTTATCTTTTTTATTGTTAAGTAATTATTCTGTGGGGTATTGCCCACGTATGTATAGTAATTCATATCATAGGATATATCGGCAATTACACCCGACCCGTTCATCACGAGATCTGATTCACTCAACACCCTGTCCCAGTCAACCCCGTTATAAACATATAATCGAATGAGTGACTTATTTGCG